TCAAAGCTTTTAAGGTTGGAAACCAATGGAGAGTAACTCAAGAACACTTAGATGAATTCATTCAGAAGAACATGAAGTAAGGACAACTGTTAGCTACTTCACATTTACCGATAATGCTTGTGAACAGTAATGTGAACTACACAACAAGTTACTGCGAACAATGTATCAAGTATGCGTGAAGTGGCTTTCAAGTGTCATTTAGTAAAAGCCCTTATTGGGCGATTTTTAACTATACCTAGGGAAAGGAATAACTCATGGCACGACCATTCAAACAAGGCTTACAATACTTTCCTCTCGACGTGAATATTTTTGAAGATGAAAAGATACAGGATCTTAATCTCGCTTTTGGTTATTTAGGTGAAATCATCTATATTAGATTGCTCTCGATGATATACGCTAATGGATATTATTTGGAAAAATCAATCGCTTCACTCGCAAGAACGCTCATGAAAAGCATCGGAGCGAACTGGACACCAAACCCAATCGACATCGAAGAGGTCATTGTCTATTGTGGGAAAGTGGGTTTATTTAACTTCGATCTGCTTAAAGAAGATGTGATCACATCAAAATCAATTCAAAAACAGTTCATTTTATCTACCAGAAGAAGAAAGAATAACGGTCAGGATAAATACTGGTTACTGGATGAAAAAACGATGTTGGAACTCAGTATTTTTAACAAAACATCGAAAAACATTAATGTAGACAATAATGGGGTTATTGATAACACTAATAGCGTTATTGGTAGCAATAATCATGTTAATGTAGACAATAATCGAGTTAATGTCGACAAAAGTACACAAAAGGAAAAAGAAAAGAAAAAAGAAAGAAAAATTGATAAAGAGGATAAAGAAGATAAAGGGCCGTACGGCCTCCCTAAATTACATTTTATTACCAATTCTTTAATCAAAAACAAATACATCGATGAGTCATCACTAGATATCATCAAATTTAACATCTTGTTTGAAGATTTAATCCATGGGTATGGTTTCGAAGATGTCTTATCAGCTGTAGACTATGTGGTTAAGTATTCTAAAAACCCTAATCCACCAATTGAGGATAAGTTCGCTTTCATGAGAGAGTCAGTTCAAACAAATTTGAAGCAATTTGAATACAGGAGGAAAACAGCTAATGAGTCATTCGAATCGTGGATTAAACGAACCCTTTTACAAGTGGATTGATGATGTAAGAAGGGCAATGAGAAAAGAAAAAGAACTCCAGGAAAAACTAGAATTCTATAATATGAAGCTTATTGGGTACAAGGGAGTATCTTATGATTTTATTGGATCTTCTGGTTCACGTTCATCTGGTGATAGTGAATTGTTGTTTTGGTTGGATAAGATAGTAATAATAGAAAATCAAATAAGACAAGCTAATCAAAAACTATCGGAGTATAAACTGGTAATTAAGAAACTAAATGATATTCAGAAAACTGTTCTAGAATCCATCATCAACAATCAATGGATAGAGAAGATAAAGATTGAAATAAAACAAAGTAGAAGTCGAGTTTATCAAATAATAGATGAAATTGTAATAAGTTGGAAAAACCAAAATAATCAGTAAATCTCATGCCAGTATCCACGCAAATACTGAAGAGGAGATTTATGAATGTTAAAAGTTGTTGAATTATTTGCTGGAATTGGCGCTCAAGCTCAAGCTCTTAAAGATGCCAATATTGAGCACGAAATAGTTGCGATTAGTGAAATAGATAAGTACGCATTAAAAGTTTATGAAGCTTTGCATGGAAAGCCTAACAACCTAGGGAATATTAAAGAGATCGAGGTATTACCCACAGCTGATTTATGGACTTATTCATTTCCTTGTACTGATATATCGTTGGCTGGTCAAATGAGGGGGTTTGATCGTGATTCTGATACTGGTAGTAGTCTATTGTGGGAAGTTGAAAGATTAATAAATAATGCAGCAATCAAAGGTAATCTACCTAAATATCTACTTATGGAAAACGTAAAAAACCTTGTAAGCAAGAGGTTCATAGGATTATTTAATGAATGGAAATCATTTCTTGAGTCACATGGATATAGAAATTACTATCAAGTTCTCAACGCTAAAGATTATGGTATCCCTCAAAATAGAGAGAGAGTGTTTATGGTCAGTACACTTGATACCAAGAACTATATTTTTCCAACAAAGATAAAACTTGAAAACAAGTTAAATGATTATTTGGAAAAGCATGTTTCAGAAAAGTATTTTTTGAGCGAAAGACTTATTAGAAATCTTTCGGATACAAATGATCGTAATGGATTCATTCGAGGGAATAGATTTCGATTACATGATGAAAATAGTGAATATGCTTACACAATTAGCACATGCCCTGGTAGTAGAGCAACTGATAACTTCATCATGGTTCCTCAAAAGACAAAACAAGGATATGCATTGGCTCATGTTGGAGATGGTATATACACCAATAGAACGCACCAAAAAAGAGGAGTTGTTCAAAAAAATATGATTCCAACACTCAAAACATCGCCAAATGACATAGGAGTAGTTGTTGATAAAGATGATCTAATATCAATTAGGAGACTGACACCTAGAGAGTGTTGGAGGTTGATGGGGTGGAATGACAACTGTATTGATGTAGTACTTTCATCTGGAACATCGGATACACAACTATATAAAATGGCAGGAAACAGTATAGTGATTAGCTGCTTACAAAACTTGCTAATTATGTTAATGAGAATTTAGAGTGGACAGTTTGGCTAGGAGGCTTTAAAGTTTTTTATAAATGTGGTATAATCGTAAAAAGTATATTATGTTTATAATATTCAGTGAGAAAGGGGTAAATTCTTATGAAATTTGATTTAGGACAAGTGTTTACTCCAGAGATTATAGCTAAATATATGGTATCGTTACTTACTGCTAATAAAAATTCATTTGTGCTTGATCCTTGTTTTGGTCATGGAGTCTTTATTTCCGAACTCATGCATATCGGATATAATGCTATAACTGGATATGAAATTGATCCAACACTATACGAAAAATTTAATGAAGTAATCTCCAGGTCAAGTAATCATATTCGTCTATATAACATGGATTTTTTAAGTATAAACGATCAATCTCATTATGATGCAATTGTCATGAACCCACCATATGTACGGCAGGAAAAAATCAACAATCTTGATCATTTTGGCATAAATAAAGATAAATTACTTTCAGATAGTTTATTTAAAGGCTTAAAAAAGACTTCAAATTTGTATATGTATTTTATACTCAAAGCTATAGACTTATTAAGAGATAAAGGCGAATTGATTGCGATATTTCCAAGCACTTGGATGGATGATCGAGGAAATCATTATTTTTATAGTGAAGTTACAAAATCCGCATCCATTAGAAGCATTACTAATGTTAAAGGTTTTGTATTTGGAAAAGAATATACAGTTGGTGTGTCAATAGTCAAAATTGTTAAGGAGTTAGTAAGTTATACACCTATAATTTCTAGTATAAAGTCTGTTAATGGAGAAATTGTTGAATTTGAAGAAGTCAAAGCTATAGATTTATCTAATCTAAATCATATTGCACTAAACAAAATAGCCATTATTACCCGAGGAATCACAACAGGGTACAATGATTTTTATTTTAAATCTCAGATTAGCGACTCAAGATTATTGAAAGAAATGATAACTTCATCTAAAAGTATTACTGGATATTCTACACTTGATGCAAAAAAAGATAAATTCTTAGGTTTGAGTGATCCGGAATCTATTGAAGTTAAGAAGTATATTGAAAATACTATAAAAACAGTAATGAATGATAAAACACCTAAAACAATATATAATATGATATCCAAAGGTGTTAATTGGCCCAATTTTGGTATCTTTGATAAGCAATGCTCTGGGATTATATTTAATTATATGATAAGAGAAAATATGAAATTTATACTTAATGACGATTGCTTAGTAAGAGACAATTTTTATATCATTAAACCAAAACATAACAAGTTCTTAATTTTGACACTTTTAAATAACCATTTTACATATTATAGATTAGAAAAAAGTGGTAAATTCTATGGTGGAGGCATGTTGAAATTACAAAAATATGATATTAGTGAATTATGTATCGTAAATCCAGACATAATATCCGTAAAAGACACTAATAAATTATCAAAATTAGGTTTACAACTTATCAATATAGGTGAACAAGAAATAATTGATGAGATAACTTCAATATTGTCCAAGTATGAAGCTTTGTCTGCTATAATTATAAAGGAAGAATTGCAAAAGATTAAAAATGAGAGACTAAAAAGCGGGGTGTAATAATGAAATTTTCTGTAGTAAGCTTATTTTCAGGTGGCGGAGGTCTTGACCTTGGTTTTAAATCGAATGATTTCAGCCTTATTTGGGCTTCTGACATTGATAAAAACGCTGTTGAAACATATAAATATAATATTGGAGATCATATACACCACGCAGATATTAATAATTATCCTATTGGTCAAATACCACATGCTGATGTTTTAATTGGTGGACCACCATGTCAGTCTTTCTCACTTATTGGGAAAAGAAATGTCAATGATGATAGAGGAAAGTTAGTGTGGAAATATCTCGAAATATTAAAACATGTTAATCCATATTTTTTCGTTTTTGAGAATGTTACGGGTATTTTATCTGCAAAAGACAGTGATGGAAAAAAGGTACTTGATTCATTATTAGAGGAATTCAATGAACTTGGTTATGTTGTTAAATGGAATGTTATTAATGCAGCCGATTATGGAGTTCCACAAAGACGAAAGAGAGTCTTAGTTGTTGGTTCCAAATTGGGAGATTTCAATTTTCCGAGTCAAACACATTCTATTGATGGGATAATATTACCTAAATATGTGTCAGTTTTAGAAGCGTTAGGAGATTTACCTATAGCAACAGTTAATAGTAAATCTCAAGAGTATAATCAGAAACCACTTAATAGTTACCAAAAACGTATTCGCGGTCATGCGAAAATAGTTACTGATCATAGTATTCCCACAACAAGTTCATTAGATGAGTATATTATTCAACATGTTAAACCAGGTGGAAACTATATGGATATACCTAAAGATGTTGCTTCAGTTCGAATAAAAAGACTACAAGAACAAGGTGGACACACAACCTGTTATGGTAGACTTCATCCAAATGAGCCAGCATACACGATAAACACGTACTTTAATAGACCCAATGTCGGTTGTAATATACACTACAGTTACAATAGATTAATAACTGTACGAGAAGCATTGCGCTTACAAGGGTTTCCCGATGATTATCAAATTATATCCTCTAGTAAGCAAGGAAAGAATTTAATTGTTGGGAATGCCGTACCTCCAATTTTGTCAGATGTTATTGCCAGACAAATCAAAAAGCATCTTGAGGCTAATTTATGTGGATAAACTATTCTGATTCCGAGGTTAATATCTATCATCCTCTGTGTGAAACAGCTCTAAAGTTAGCATTAAAAGAATTACGACTTAGTGATTCATATAGTGTGATTCATCATCAATATGCCGGATCACTTGAAATGGACTATGTTATAGAGAACAATAGTACTAAGAAAATACTTTGCGTTGTTGAAGTAAAAAGAACACCAAATGACGTACAAAGCACTCGGTTTCAATACCAAGCGATGTCGTATATTCAGCAACTTTTTTATAGATTAGAAAAGCCATATTATTTAATTACAAATTTAGAAAAAGCTTATTCGTTTAGATATGATAATCAAAATCCTCAACCATATCAACAAATGTTATCTCCAGGTTTAATATCAATTGGAGATTTTTCAAGTTCTACTAACAGTACCGAGCACATCAAAAAGCTTGTGAAATTTTTCAAAAAATACATATATGATGTCATGGCAGATAATTACGAATATTACCTTACACTTACAAATTTTTCAAACCTAATTGAAGACATTAAAGATAGCGATACAAGTTGGAAATCCAATATTGCAGTATTATTGTATGAGTACATAAGGGGTTCATTTTATGCTATATCAAGATTTGAGTTAAGAGACATAAGAGCCTTTAACAACAATTTGAAAAAGATCTGTTTGGAAGCTTCTAAGATAAATTTCTCACAGATTTTCAATTTTGATTATCAAAATTATCCTGTGAATTCTGTTGTAGATAACAGATTATTAGAAAGTTTATTCAATTTTGCAAAAACGAATATAAATGGTGATTTAGTTTCAAATATTATCCATTCAGTTATCTCAGAGGGAAATGAACATAACGGTGAAGTATCAACAGATCCAGAGTTAGCTAAATTTGCTTCTTTATTAGCCAAATTGTATATTGGAGAAATAGATGAGAGTGATTATATTTGCGACCCAGCAGCAGGTAGTGGAAATTTGCTTGAGTCTGCAATTTCGGTTTTTAATATTGAACCAAAGCAAATAATCGCAAATGATGTAAATAGAAAATACTCCGAATTATTGAGTTTGAGATTAGGACTTTCTTTGCCTAACCTTGTGAAAATTGATAATTCACCTAAAGTATATTCTGAGAACCTGGCTGATTTAGATAAATCTTTATTCACAAACGTTAAAGTTATCTTGGTTAATCCACCATATTTAGCTGGGATTTACTCTGCGCAAAGAAAGAATGAATTAGTATTAAGCATGGAAACCAAATTAAACTTTACTTCTGAGTTGAATTTTGGACAAATGGGTTTAGAGTGTATTTTTATTGAGTATTTGACTAGAGTGTCAAGTAATAACTCAGTAATTTCATGTATCATGCCAAAGCAGCTATTGGTTTCTCGAGGACCAGAGGCAATAAAGTTTCGGGAATTCTTGTTAAACAGATTTGGATTATCTGCAATTTTTAATTATCCTGGGTCTGGACTATTTGATTCAGTAACTAAAGACACAGTAATTCTAGTTGGCCAAAAAGGAAAAATCCCTAACAAAGTGTCTTCAATCTCATGCTTAACTCAAATAGTCGACATTGATTCAAGCTCTATGTTTGAGTATCTTGTAACGCAGCCTGATTTACCATCAAGTTACAGATCAATTATTCCTGGTGTAGAGGCAATGAATGTTAATAGACAAACGTTAGTTGAGAGTGTTATCGATGGATGGCGATTTATTAACACTGAGTCCATTGAAGCAATAAATTTTTGTCGTGATAATTTGTTCTCTAACGAAAAACTTATTCCATTTAATACGATTACAAATCTATTTAATTCGTATAGAGGAACGATTGGAAACTCAGGCCTTAGTGACTTACTTTTCTTTAATTCTTCACACAAATACTCTCAATTATATGAGCAATATAAATTACTAACTCAAGACGGAATTTCAGCACTTAGAAACTCTGATTCGCTTGATCAAATGATAATTAACCAGGGAGATTCGGTCATGGTAAACTGGAATAACCCTAGCTTGAATGCTTCGATTTGTAGCGTCATAGATGATTATCTTCAAATTCCATTGAGCCCTGGCAAACAATTAAAGAAGTTAAAGAATCACATGGAGATTTCTAAAATATTAATAAAATCGACATCAAAATTATCATCACAATATTCTATAGCGATACCAAGGGATTTACGGAGAAATGGAAGAGTCTTTTTTGCAACTGTACAAATGTATTTTTCAACGAATTTTGTCGTTATTGAAATTAGTAATTTTAGAGACGGAGTTATCATTGCAAGCTGGATTTCTTCAGTTTTCTATCAATTAATTTGTGAAATTTCATCCAAAGATAACGAAGGAACCAGAAAGATGGAAATTGCTGATTTAGATGCTACTTACATCGTTAATCCGAATAATATAAATGATGATCTTTTTAATAGAATTTTGCACTTATCAGATAGTTTAGGATTCATTGATTTACAGAATCCAGAACCTCGTGATATTGACATATTGTGGGCTAAGTTTTTATTTCAAGATGATTGGGAGACAAAATTAGAAAAATCAGTTGAATTGTTAAGTAATCTTGCCACAAAACGGAATTTGTAGTTGTTATCATGAATCATTGTCTGATTTTTTTACAAACCTATGGAGATTTTATTTGATTGATGAAATTGGGTGATTTTTATTAAATTTAAATTTGCAAAGATATCAAAAGATATATATAGAACAACTGATGAATATTTTTTTGCGAGTAAAGATTCTATTTTTGGAATTATGCCTTACATAAAGACTGAATATGATTCACATGAAAGAACACACAATTACTATGTTGGTATGACCATAAAAGAGTGTAATACTGATGAAAACGGGCATTTACAAGTAAAAAAGGTTTTGAGACAATCAAACAAGCAATTTACTTTACACACTGAATTATTAAAAGAAGTTGTCAATATTGAAGCAGGATTACTTGAAAAAATATCAAAGCGTGATTTTGATGAGCTTTTCAGCGATGTTTTTGATTTTGAATACGATCCCAAGGTAACGTATATTAGATTAGCAGATTTGAACAATCGTCTTAAAAAGTACTTACTGTCTTTTGACACTTTAGTTTTGGAAGAAGATGTTATTTTTAATGCAGAGTTAAAAACAAGACATAGACTTTTATCTCGTTTCAAAGAAGAATTAGTAAAATCCCTAAATGAAAACGAGCATTACATTGAGAAGGTATTAAAAAAATACCAAGGATTTTTACCGTTAATAATTCCTGGTCTCGATGGTGTGGCGGAGTTTCAATATGTTATCGATAATGATGAGTTTCCCGTTAATAGAATTGATATCAAGTTTGATAATCAGGTGGATTTTCCTAATATTATTGAACTTAAAAGAGCTGACACATTACTTTTCAAGAAAAACGAATATCGAAATAACACATGCAAGTTAACTTCCGAGTTTTCGAATGCAATACAGCAGACGAATATCCAACGGAATATGATGTCTGCAAAGGAAGTTAAGCCTAGTAAAGTACTAGTGAAATCTTTTTTGCTAATTGGTAATATTGAAAAAGAGGTTGAAATGCATAGTATTAGTTCCGATATAGTTAGGCTTAATTTAAATATAGTTAGGTATAATAATAAAGACTGCGACATTATTACTTATGATCAGTTAATTAATCGTTTACAAATGTTGTTAGACAAGAATTGAAAGTATCTTTTCCGATAATCCTTGTGAACGGTAATGCCAAGTTATTAGCAATACAAGAACAAGCCATTTTCAACTAGTTGTTAAGTATATTTCAACAGATATGGGAAAAAATACTCGAAAACCGTAGTTTTGAATGGTTAGTGTGCCGCTGGCATGTAGACAAAATTTGACTTATTACATATACTACAATTAGCGTGGAATACTGGCTCTAAATGAAGCCTAGAAGATAGAAACTCTCAAATATGGGGGTTTCTTTTCTTTTGCAGAAAAATATGTAGTATTCAACCCTTGGATAACTTCAGTTTTGGATAAAATTACTGAACCCTGAAAGGTTGGAATCGATGTGCCAAAGGTACTGGATACATATCAGCAATGGGAGGCTGATGGAGTACTTGATGAACGAATAAAAAGTATTCAAGACATGGTAGCGAGGCGGATTATCCAAAAGGATATCGCCAAAGCTATGAACCTAAGTGAGAACACACTTATCAAATTAAAACGATCTCATCCCAGATTAAATCAAGCATTTATCAATGGTGATGATGAACTTAAGTATAAGCTCATGGATGCCTTGTTCCAACGCGCAGTTGGTATGGAATATGAGGAAATACAAACCATCATTGAAGAAACACCATCGGGGACTAAGAAGAAACTTGTTAAAACTAAGAAGAAAGCTCTTCCCGATTTTAATGCTATCAAATACTTATTAATTATTAAGTTCGGACGTGAATACAACGAACGTAAAGAAGAAATTGACATCATGCTTAAACGCATAGAAAAAGGCGAGGAAACTTGGATTAATGAACATAGTGATGAAGAAACCCTCGGAGTTGTTAATATACGAAAACAACCCAAGAAATAATGATGCTGCTGTCGATGCTGTAGCTAATAGTATCAAAGAGTTCGGATTCAAGGTTCCGATAGTGATCACCAAGGATCTAGTAATAATTGCCGGCCACACTAGGCTCAAAGCAAGCCTTAAGCTGGGATTAACAAGTGTTCCTTGTATTGTTGCTGATGACCTCACAGAAGGGCAAATTAAGGCCTTTCGTTTGGCAGATAACAAGACTGCAGAACTTGCTACCTGGGATTTCAGTAAACTAGAAGCAGAACTCTCGAATATTGATATTGATATGCTTCAGTTCGGGTTTGAAGAGTTAGAGTCAGATATTCCAGATAATGCTAGTGATGATGACTTTGATCCTTCTGATGAAATAAGTGAAACACCTTATTCTGAATTAGGGGATATTTATCTATTAGCGAATCACCGAGTCATGTGTGGTGATGCAACCAAGAAGCAAGATGTTCAAAAACTCCTGGATGGACAAAAGATTGATATGATCTTTACGGATCCACCATACAATGTGGACTATGAAGGTACAGCTGGAAAGATTAAGAATGACAAGATGGAAGATAACAGCTTCTATCTTTTTTTATATGATGCATTTACGAATATGTTTGAAGCAACCAAAGCTGGTGGAGCCATCTATGTATGCCATGCAGATACTGAAGGAATCAACTTTAGAAATGCGTTCAAAAATGCCGGTTTCAAACTAGCCGAGTGCTTAGTCTGGGTTAAGAATGCCTTAGTACTAGGTAGACAAGATTATCACTGGAGACACGAACCTATTCTTTACGGATGGAAGGAAGGTGCAGCGCATTACTTTATTGATGACCGCACACAAGACACCATCTGGGAATATAACAAACCCAAACGAAATGAAGACCATCCAACGATGAAACCTCTCGAGCTCTGTGGAAGAGCTATCGCGAATTCATCAAGAGTGAATGAATGCGTATTGGATTTGTTCGGTGGTTCTGGATCAACTATGATCGCATCCGATCAGCTTCAAAGGAAATCATTATCAATGGAACTCGATGAAAGATTCGTAGATGTGATTGTAAAAAGATATATAAGACACAAAGGATCATCGGATAATTGCTATCTGATCCGAGGTGGAAAGAAGATAGAATTAAACATAATTGATAACTTTCAGAATTTGTCTCTATAGTGAGCAAAACTCGTCGAATTGACTTGCTATTAATAGCCTTTAGAGTGATATATATAGTAACCCAATTAGGTTAGAAAAGAGGAGTTAACGAATGAAAGTTAAATTTGAAACGAATACATGCAAAGAACAAGTTGTACCGCAGGATAATTATGTAATTGAAAAGCTAGTTGAATTACCACTTAAGCAGTTTAATAAGTTTTTAGATAATATGCTTGGTGATTACAACTTCATAAAAGCACATAAAGATTTGATGTACACAGATAGCAACAACGTTTGGCACGCAATTATAGTAACCGCTAAAGAAATAGACTATGGAATTCTAGTTCAAGCCGATGGCGCTAGTTATGCTAGATACTCAGCATTTATCAGAAAAGATGAAGTTGGAGGATTCAATAATGGAAAAGCAAATAACGCTTAGTCAATGGATTCAATACTTTAATCAAGGTGAGTTCGATAAAAAAGATACTCAAACACAAATCAAAGCTGGATGGTTCGATTGGTTTTGTAAGGATTCAAGTCTAGCAAATAAAACAAAAAAGATGGGGAACATCATTAAGCAAATCAAAGCTGGTGGAAAAGTTGACCTTGAAACAAGTTATGTATGGTTTAAGAACAACTGCCCGTTAAACGGTCCACTCTATGATGATTTTCGAATAGCAGATATCGAAACAAACAATAATCTTATCGTAGTTCAAATTGATTGTATTTGGAATGATTTCAAGTATACAGCCTACGAAAGATTGGATGGATTTGAGAAACCAGTATTTGAATCAAACTCATCAAGAGAACTTGTTAAATGGTTGAATCAAGGATGGATAAAGTAATGTTTAAGGAATACAACGCTCATCCAAAGGGAATCAAAACAACCGATTGTGTGGTTAGAGCCATCAGCACAGCTATAAATAAAGACTACATGGAGTGCAGAAGAGAGCTTAACCAGTTCAAACGAGAATGGAAGTTTGCTAGTTATAAAGATACCGAATGCTTATATAAGTATTTTGAAAACAGACCGAGATTGATATTTAAAGCAATCAAGGGTCAACCAAGAATCAAAGGTACTGATTTCACTGAGCTTTATCCAAGGGGAACCTTCATTCTTAAAATGACAGGACATATAACAGTTTGTAAAGATGGTGTTATTCTAGATACTTGGGACTGCACTTACCGAAGTGTTTATACTGCATGGAAAATAGAGTAGAAGGATTATCAATATGAAAACCAATTTTATACGTAAAGCGACTTCTAATGAACTCATTCCTCAAGACGAATTTGTTATTGAGAAACAAATCGTAATCGAGAAAGACTTGTTTGAGTGCTTCATTAAGAATCCATTGAACGACTACGATTTCATCAAAGAAAATCTAGAGCATATGTATTGTGACCAAGATGAAGTGTTTCATTGTATCTTTGTAACATCCGATTCACACGATTTTGGTATCCTTGTTGAAAGCGAAGGATATCATTACGCCAGATACACAGCCTACCTACCGAAGGTAGCATTAAGATAAAAAAATACAAATCAAAGCAAACTACGGAAGCCAAGGCTTCCTTTTTCTTGCTAGAAAAGAGGACAACATGAAAATCATAACAAGTGAATCGGTCTTTAGTGGACATCCGGATAAAATATGTGACCAAATCAGTGATGCAATACTAGATGCGATTCTAGAACAAGATCCAGAAGCAAGAGTAGCAGTAGAAACAGCAATCAAGGATGATTTAGTCATCATCTTTGGAGAAGTAACAACTACCGCTTCAGTACAGTATTCAGATATCGCAAGACAAGTACTAAAAGATATTGGATATACAGAAGATTTTACAGTCTTAGAAAAAATATCTAAACAATCACCAGATATTGCACAGGGTGTTAATGAAACACTAGATCATCAACAAGGTGCAGGTGATCAGGGAATGATGTATGGTTTCGCATGCAATGAAACTCCTGAACTCATGCCATTGCCTATTGTAGTTGCACATGAGATTGCTAAAGAAGTAGATACGCTTAGAAAAGCTAAGTATAATCACATCTTTGGTCCGGATGGTAAGTGTCAAGTATCAGTCAGATATGTTGATGGACAACCATTCGTATATGACACAATTATTGTTTCAGCTCAAACTAGACCAGAAGCAAGCCTATCACTCGCAAAAGAAATCATAATCGAAGAAGTACTAAAACCAATGATTGGTAAGGATCTAACGGGTATTAATATTTTAATTAATCCAACAGGTGCGTTTATTATCGGTGGACCCTATGGAGATTCAGGCTTAACTGGTAGAAAGATTATCGTAGATACATATGGTGGTTATGCTAAACATGGTGGTGGAGCTTTTTCTGGTAAGGATGTAAGCAAGGTTGATCGCAGTGCGAGTTATTATGCCAGATTCGCAGCAAAAGCCCTTGTAGCGGCAGAATTGGCCGACACGTGCGAAGTCTGTGTGTCTTATTCCATCGGGATAGCAAAACCTGTCTCTGTATCGATTGATACGTTTGGTACTGGTAAGTTAACTGATGATCAATTACTAGAATTAGTGAATCAACACTTTGATTTCACTCCAGCAAATATTCGTAAAGAATTAGAGTTTGAAAAAGTGAAGTTCCAGGAGTTAGCAAAGTATGGACATATGGGACGTGAAGATTTACCAGTTCGCTGGGAACATGTAGGAGCAAAAGCAGCTGAGCTAAGAGAAGCATATGAAAAAGCCAAAGGTTTTGCATAATTTCTACAAATCACCTGCATGGTTGGCTGCTCGTGAACTTAAGATAGTGTCAGTCAATAGTCTTTGTGAACGATGTGGACAAATTGGGATAGAGGTTCACCATAAAGAAAGACTCACAATCGACAATGTTATTGATACATATATTAGTCTTAATCAAGACAATTTGGAACTACTGTGTAGAGATTGTCACAACAAAGAACATAAACGTTTCAGTAAAGAAGTTAGATTTGATAAAGATGGAAACCTATTAAATCCTGAAAAACCTCATTAAATTATATTTTATTTGGTATAATATTTATAAAAGAGGTGAAACAATTATGAGTGTAAAACCAGCAGTAAATAAGAATTTTTGTACTACACAGGTAAAAAAAATTGTAAGTGGGGTTAGGGACTCTTTGCAGAATCTAGCAGAGAATGTATGTTTAGCTTATCTTGATGAACCAGTAGTGATTAAGCAATTCAAAACAATTATGCCAGCAGTATATGGCGCAGCTGCTTCGACTGGGAAACCCGTGTCAAAAACAATTGAAGATTCATACTTTAAGACATTATCTAGCCAAATTGATAATACAATTGATACGTTTTTGAGTAAAAACACAATTACTGAGCAAACATTATTTGCATTTCAACAGAGTATACTATCAGTTTTTGTAAATAGCGAGCTATTTATCTATTGTGACAGTATAAATTCAATTGACAAATTGAAAAAGAAAGTGAAGAAAATCGATGACTAAAAATAGTGTGATGAAAAACATAAGAACAACTTGCATGTTTTTTCTTTCAGGTATTTTAGGAATAATAGCCTTTTTTAACACAGCGGCTATCGAACAAGCAGTATTACTTGAAATTGGCGAGGATGAGATGATGTATTTAGTAGATGGGATAAACCGAAGTTCATTTTATCTATTACTAATTTGCATCTTTTTCTTGATCGCATTATTACCAATTGAGGAAATTGTTAGTTCTTTCTTAATGAAACAAACAAACAAAACCACTGAAATCAACGATGGTTTAAAGAAATTGGATATATATCAAATGATAGCTGCTGGATCATTTTCATTAGGTTTTGTTTCCTTTTCAATAGTCTTTATAATCTACGTTATTAGATTTATTCCATTGATTTGACCCCCCCCTTATCGCAAAGTATTTAACTTTACGGTACCGTACAGGGTGGCAATTAAAAAATGGAAGGCAGATTTTTTGAAAATATGCATTCTTTTCTGTTAGTTTATAAGCTAACATCCCAACTCACGATTGAAAAACTTTTGTCAATCTTGTTGACATCATCATTTTCTTAAGATACACTATCAGTAGAAGAAACACTACCAACGGCCTTTGAGCCCTTACTATTTGGTGGTGTTTTTTCATGTATATTGACATTAGCATAAATTTGTTTTAAAATAACTTTGTTAGCAAACAGGTTTAGCGCCGATACCAATTGTTGGTTTCCAGCGGAAACAATTCTGTTTGCTTTTTTACTTGCTATTAGTCCTCTTTAGAGTGATATATATTACTAACCATAGGAGGTAATCAATATGTACAAAATTGGGGATAAAATAAGAATCATTAGCATGAAGGGTGAAGACCATTACAATGGTCGTGAAGGAATCATCGAATACATAGATGGGCTGGATCAGCTACATGGAACTTGGGGTGGGTTAGCAATCATTCCGGAAGAAGATTTGATTGAAGTCATAAACTCTGAGGTAGTTGATAGTGTCAACGGAGTGAGGTGTTGAAATGTCCAAAATTAAAGACGTGAATATTGAGATTGAGCGACTCCGGTCGCTTTTTTCATCGGTCGATGAGTCCAAAACCCAACTAGTCGATAACCTTATTGAGCAAGCTGCTTTTATGAAGGTTGAACTTGGCGTCCTTCAAGAACAGATAAGGAAGTATGGAGCTGTTCAAGTATCCAATAAAGGTGCTCAAAGACAAACAGAAGCGGCTAAATACTACACTAAGCTTATCAACTCGTATGGAACGGTCATCAAAACACTGAATTCAATCATGGGTAAGAATGTTTTTGACGGTGATGATGCATTTGATGAGTTTCTTAAGAAAGCAAACACCTGATGAACTACCTAATTGAATACTATCGTCAAATAGAAGATGGAAACATTCTAGTTGGTGAGGAATTAAAAAAACAGCTAGATATACTAATTCAGGATTTGAATAACCCGAGATATGTTTTTGATGAAGCACCAGGAAATCTTCGAATTGATTTTATCGAAACATTCTGCAAGCATACGAAGTCCCCATTCAATGGACAACCTTTCATCTTAGAACTTTGGGAAAAAGCAATCATTCAAACAGCTTATGGTTTTAAGCTGAAAGAGTCCGGACTACGTAGATTCAATGAGGTTATATTGTTAATCGCTCGCAAGAACGGAAAGACTACCTTCATCGCTGGGATTGACCTTGCTGAATTCTTTCTATCAAAAGGTGGAGTCGATATCGTATGTGCTTCAAACACGAGTGAGCAAGCGAACATTCTCTTTGAAGAGATCAATAACATGCGTGAACAGTCACCTGCTCTATCAAATGAGAAACGTAGTAAAAAGAATATATTCTTCATCTATTCTCCGAAAACTAAGAATAAAATCAAGAAATTATCAGCTCAAAGTAGGAACAAAGATGGCTACAACATTGAGGTTGGTTGTATTGATGAAGTCCACGAAATGACAGATTCAAAAGTATATGATGCCATCAAGCAGAGCCAATCAACCAAGAAGGAACCACTAATATTCATAATCACAACCGAAGGGACTACAGTGGGGGGGTTCCTTGACAACAAATTAGATTATGCAAGAAAGATGTTGAAAGGTGAAATCACTGATGAACGTGTGCTTCCCTGGTTATATACTCAGGATAACACCCAAGAGATTTATGCTGATTCCAAATATTGGCAAAAATCTAATCCGAGTATAGGTGTAGTTAAGTTGAATTCATATCTAGAAGACGTTATGAATAAATCAAAAAATGACCACTCAACCAGAGTAACCATGTTATGTAAAGATTTTAATATCAAGCAAGTGGATCAAGGTGCTTGGTTATCTTTTGATGATTTAAACAACGAAGCGAGATATGAACTAAGCACTCTGAAGAATTCATATGCAATAGCTGGTGTAGATTTATCATCAACAACTGACTTAACAGCAGCAATCCTAATCATTCAGAAGAAGGATGACAACAAGAAGTTTGTTATATCACATTATTTTATGCCGAGTGATGTTGTTAAGAAACGTATGGAAGAAGATAATGTTCCGTATGATATATGGATTAGAAGAGGTTTTATTACACTAACTGAAGGCAGTCAAAATGATTTTTCATTGGTGACTCAGTGGTTTATAAAAATGATTCAAGAACATCAAATTAGACCTCTTTGGGTAGGTTTTGACCCGTGGAATTCACAATATTGGATTAAAGAAATGGAAGACTTAGGATTCAATATGGAAAAGGTCAGACAAGGTGTTTATTCTTTATCTGAACCCATGAAACAACTAGAAGCAGACCTAAAGAACAAGCTGATCAACTATGACAATAATCCGATCTTGAAATGGTGCTTATCGAATACACAAGCCAAAGTCGACTTAAATGGGAATATTCAACCTTCAAAACTCAACTCCAAGTACAAGAGAATTGATGGAACTGTTGCATTAATCATTGCATATGCAGTTTTGAATAGATATAAGTTAGATTACGAAAACATGTTATAATCTCTATAAGTAAAGGGGTTGTAATATGAGTAACAGCTACTTAATCAGTGCAGTGAAAAAATTTGAAGAACTAAATCCTTACAATAGAATTGTTAAAGTAGAACTTTCAAAAAATGACGAGGAGTCAAAAGTTACAATTTGGTATGAAGATAACGGTAAAACGCTCCAACATTGTGAGACTTTTAAACCAACACAATTAACTGACGATGAAATCATTGACATAAAAAAGAGAGCTCGAAAATTTAAATGGTGGGATGACGAACAGATAAAGCTAATACCTGATATAGAAAATCCAAATATGATTTACATTATTTATAGTGATTGGTGGTTTAGTGATATTTATGTGATTGACCGATTTAAAGGTAAATCCACAAGACTTGTTGAATCTAAACTCGAAATGGAGTTTAAGGATTTAGCGATATTTTTAATAGTTACCAAAGGACTCCCAAGATTTTATCATGATGAAATCGGGTACAAAAAAAGAAAAAACAGAAAAAAGGACCTAGATATATATGAAAGGTTATTCCTAATTCATAATAGCATAAGATATAATGGTGTTTTACCGCTAGATTGGCATGATGACTATGAAAAAGCAAAAAGTAAAAACTATTTGAAACTTTGGAATGAGGACAAGTTTTTACCGATGATAAATATCAAAGATCCCAAAGTATTTGATTCGTTGATCATTTCGAATGCCGTTCATAGTGCTGATTCAGAAAAATATTTAGTTGAGCAAAAACATCAAGCAGAATTTTTTAGACATTGTTATAACAATATTAGAGAAAAATATAGGTTAAAAGGATTAAAGTTTAATAGTGAATCAAAGAACACACATTATATTTATTCTATTTTAAAATACTATTCAGAGCTTAACAACAATGATTGGTTTATGATTAGGATTGAAAAATTATCAACAATTCGAAGCATTCCACACTCAAAAATTAGACACATACTTGATGAATTAGTCAGACTAAATGTATTAGAAATAGATATAACAACGAAACCAATGAGTTATAAAGTTACAGGATAAAGTCAACGTCACAAAAATAAATTTGGTGTACAGCACAAAGCAATAGCATATTATATTTAATATACAAAAGGTAAGACAGTGTGTTTTAATTCCACAGAGGAATTTATTAATCATCTTGAAACAGACCAATCATTTAACTGATCAACTATGAAATATGTCAATAGCGTTTTGAAAATGTATTAAATGGTGTAAACCGTCAAGTAAAAGTGAGCCACTTAGACAACAAATCGTCATTTAATTTTGAGCCACCTTCATATTTTGTAAAGCTTCCTTGTGTCTGTGTGACTCACCACTCATATTTAGTATGATAGCT